GGCCGCCCGGCCGGTCAAGACGCTGGCCCGGGCCACGGCCCTGCTGCCCCACGACCGGCCCTGGACGCTGTGGCTCCGGGGCACGTTCGCCGACGCCCTGCCATCGACCCTGCCCAACACCGGCTCGGCCGCCGCCCCGTGTCTGGTCCGCGGGTGGGGCGCCGCCCGCCCGACCCTGCGGCGGGGGATCTACCTGCCGGGCAAGACGGGGATCGCCGTCGTCGACCTGGTCGTCGACGGCCCCCGCAACGGCACCGGCGACGGTATCCGGTTCTACAAGTCGAGCTACACGGCCGTCGAAGGCTGCCTCGTCCAGGGGTGGCTGAACGGCGTGGTGTGGGAGAGCGGCAGCGACACGGCCACCCTGCCAGGGTGGCTGCTCCGCCGCAGCGTGGTCTGCGACCAGAGCGACGACGCCAAGAACAACGACCACAGCGAGGGGGTCTACACGCACCTGTGCCGCGGCTACCTGGCCGAGGACCTGGTGCTCGACTGCAACGGGTGGACGCCGGCCGCCGGCGGGCCGGCGGTCGACCCGCCCAAGGTCAAGGCCACCCTCTTCAACCAGAACAGCTACACGACGGGGGAGAACCAGGACTGCGAGGTCCGGGACGTGCTGACGGCCCACGCCGGCAGCCACGGCTGGCAGCACCGCTCCGGCGGGGACGTGACCTACTACGTCGCGATCGACTGCCCGATCGGCGCCTCGTGGGGGCTGGTGAGCGGGGCCGGCCAGGCCCACGCCGGCGGCAACACCGGGACGCTCAGCCACTGGGTCGTCACCGGCGGCCGGGACATCGACGCCGCCAACCCCCGGGGCGTCGGCGTCCAGCTCGGCAATGCCAGGGACCTGCGGCTCCAGGACGTCTACTTCACCGGCGGCCACGACTCGCCGACGGCGTGGCCGCTGACGATGGAGCGGGGGTACGCGACCGACGCCACCGGCAAGGTCAAGACGCCCATGCCCGGCGACGTCGGCCTGCTGTCGGTGACGATGGAGCGGGTGTACGTGACCGACTGGCGGCTGGGGGCCCAGATCTCCGCCAAGCCGGCCGCGCTGTCCGCCAAGTCCTGCCTGGTGCCGGGGCTGGCGGTGAACGCCCCCGCGCCCCGCGCCCCGAAGAACGTCGACGACTACGCCCGGTCGATTGGCCTGGCCGACCGCGAGGCCCTGGTCCGGGCCGCCCGCGGCCAGTGCCGCGCCCACTGGGACCCGCGGCTGACCGCCCGGGCCGTGTGCGACTACGTCGAGGCCTCGTACCGGGACTGACACCGCCGGCGCCGCCCGGAGCCGCATCAGCACCCGCCCCATGCTCCGCGACTATGACAAGCAGATCGTCCGGCAGGAGCTGGCCAAGCCGGATTATGACGGCCTGACCGCCCAGCAGGCATGGGATTGGCTGTACGTCCCGCGCGTCCAGCAGGTCCCCCGGCCGCCGCCGCCGCTGACCCTGATCCATATCGCCGCCGCGCTGGGCCCGGCCAAGGCGGAGGCGGTCGCCGCGGCGCTGCTGTCCGCCTACCCCAGGATCGGCCCCTACCTGATCCAGACCGGGGTGGACGCCGCCGACCCGCACACGCAGGAGTTCTTCTCCGCCCTGGTCGCCGGCGCCGTCGTGACCGCCGACGAGGCCGCGGCCCTGCTGGCGACGGCGTCGGATGCCGTCGAGCAGCCGCCCCGGGCCGCCGAGCGGTTCACGAGCGCCGACTGGCCGCACGTCGACGCCGGCGGCAACCTGACGGACGACGCCGCGGCCAAGCCGATCGACGGCTTCCCCAACGGCGTCGACTTCGCGGACTTTTCGCCGCTCTTCGCGGAGGTCCGCGGTGGCTAAGGTCTTCGCCGGCTGCCCTACCCACGACGGCCGGATGGACGCCGGCACGGCCCGGTCCCTGTACCAGACGGCCAGCCGGACGCACCACGTCCTGGCCGTGCCGAATGCGGCCAGCCTGCTGAACGCCAACTGCAACGACCTGTGGGCCAACGCCCTGAACCTGCACGCGCGGGGCGAGTGCGACTGGTTCGCGATGCTGCATAGTGACGTCGTGCCCGAGCCGTGGTGGCTGGACACGCTCGTCAACGAGGCCGAGGCCGTCGGGGCGGACCTGCTCAGCGTGCTGGTCCCCATCAAGGACCGCAAGGGCCTGACGTCCTCGGGCCTGTCCGACCCGGGGCACCCGATCCGCCCGTGGTGCCGGTTCACGCTATCCCAGGCGCTGCACCCGTCGTTCCCCGGCACGTTCGACGCGCTCGCCGCGGCCGAGGCCCTGCGGGGCCTGCCCGACGACCTGAGGCACGACGTACCGGCCGGGGCCGTCCTGTACGCCAACACCGGCTGCATGGCCGTCCGGCTCTCGGGCCGCTGGCCACTGGCCGGCGCCTGGTTCGAGACGCGCGACCGGCTGTATCGGATGGCCGGCGGCCGGTGGGGCGTCGAGGTGCTTCCGGAGGACTGGTACTTCACCAGCCGCGTCGCCGCCGCCGGCGGCCGCGTCTGTTGCACCAGCCGGGTCAAGGTGCATCACGTCGGCGCGGCCGCCTACCCGTCGCGGGAGCCGTGGGGATCGCCGCGCGATCTGTGGTGCGAGCAGCAGCGGGCGAAAGAGGCATGAGCGATGGCCCTACCCGACTACCTGAAGGCTGAGGCGGGAACCGCCGTCGTCTGGGGCCACCCCAACGCGACCGGCGTGACGGCCAACCTCAGCTTCAATAACCTCGCGAACAACGCCGGACGCATGGGCGTGGCCGTCGACCTGGGGGCCGACTGGGACCAGGACTACGCCGTCCTGTTCTGGGTCGAGACGGGGACGGCCCCGACCGACCAGGCCAGCTACGAGCTGTACCTGGGGAGCAGCCATGACAACACGAACTGGCCGGGCAAGGTCGACGGGACCGACAGCGCGTACCCGGCGACGATCAACAGCAACAAGCTCCAGCTCGGCCTGCCCGTCAGCGTCCTGGTCGCGACGGCCGACACCAACACCATCATCAGGCAGCAGCCGGTCATCTGGCAGCCGCCGGCCCGGTACGTCGCCCCGGTCGTGCTCAACTTCTCGGCCCAGATCGTCCGCAACGAGGCGACGCCGGCCAACAACGACAGCCGCGTGATCCTCGTCCCATACCGGACGCTGGTGCAGGACACGGCCTGATATGGCCTGACCCGGGACGTCGCCGCGTGTACCCCTCCCACTCCGCACGCGCCCGGATCGACCTCGGGCGGCCGGTCAACGGCCGGCACCCGCTCAACCGCGGCCGGGTGGCATGGTGGCTGGCCCTGCCCGGACTGACGGGCGGGCGGCAATGGTACGACCTCCTCGGCCGGTACCCGGCGGCCCTCAGCAATGTGCCGGCCGACGCATGGCGCGGCACGGCCCGGCCGGGCGGGTGGGGGGCCGTCGGCAGGTCTGCAAATGCAGTGGATACGGCCGGGGTGAGCGTCGCCCTGCCGTCCATGGCGGATGTGACGCTGGCCTTTTGGCTCTGGTATTCCCCGGTCGCATTCTATCGGGTCTTCGCCCCTCTATGGACCGACATCGGCGGGACGAAGCAATTCGGATTTCAGCCCTCTGCGGACGGCTCCGGTAACCTGACGGCTCGGATCTACGTCGGGTACTTCCTATACAGCGGGGCCGCGATCCCGGCTGGCACCTGGACGCATGTCGCGATAGTCCGCTCCGGCTCGACCGCCTTCATTTACCAGAACGGAATCCAGACGCTCTCGCAGGCGGGGGTCGACACGACGGCCGTCAGCGGTACGCTCGGCGTCGTGTTAGGCGAGGGGACCAGCAATCCCCAGACAGTCCAGCAGCTTGACGACGTTGCGGTGTACAGCCGGGCTCTGTCCGCCGCCGACGTGTTCGGCCTATACGACCTCTCCCGCCGCGGCTACCCCGGCGTGCTGAACCGGGTGCGGCGGCGGCGGCCGTTCTCGTCGCCGGCCGGCACGGACTTCACGCAGAGCCTCAGCGGCTCGCTGGCGGCCTCGGGGTCGCTCACCCGCGCGAGCGGTAAGCCCGTCGCCGGGACGCTCGCCGCCGCCGGCACTCTGGCCCGCGCCGCCGCCCGCGCGTTCGCCGGGTCGGCGGCCCCCACCGCAAGCCTCGCCCGGCAGGCGGGCAAGCCGCTGGCCGGCGCGGTCTCCGCCGCCGGGGCCGTCGCCCGCGATTGCGGCAAGCCCCTGTCGGGCTCCGCCGCCCCGTCCGGGTCGCTGGCGAAGGCCGCGGCCAGGCCCCTCGCCGGGTCCGTCTCGGCCGCGGGCGCCCTGGCCCGGGCGGCGGGAAAGGCCCTGGCCGGCGCGGTCGCCGCCTCGGGCTCGCTCGCCAAGGCGGCCGCCAAGGCCCTGACCGGAGCGATCTCCGCCGCCGCATCGTGGTCCTACAACGTGACCTCCGGCGGGGTAGCGGCCGCCGCCTACTACTTCCGCAGGTACGTCCTCTCCAGACGAGGCTGAGACATGCACGTCACCGGCCAGATCGCCGCCAGCGGCACGTTCCGCGCCAAGGTCACCCGCGCCGAGGTCACCCGCGCCCGCGGCCCGCGGCCCGGCCGCCAGTCCGTCGGATGGTGGAAGGTCAAGCAGTTCTGGCGCTACACCTGGCGCGAGCTGCCCCTCTGGGCCGCCGTCGCCTTGCTGCCCCTCCTGCGGCGGCTGGTGCCGGGCCTGAACGTCGCCCATTCCCGGCTCTACGCCAAGGTGGTCCACGCGGACGGGTCGGTGACCGACTTCGGGTTGGTGGGCAAGCACCTGGTCGTGACGGCCGGGAAGAATTACGTCGCCGCGTGCTTCGACAACACCAACGAGCCGGAGAACCTCAAGTTCCACGGCTACGGCACCGGCACGACGGCCGCCGCCTCGGGCGACACGGCGCTGCAGACCGAGCTGACGACCCAGTACGCGACCGACAACGCCCGGCCGACCGGCACCCAGGCCCACTCGACGAACACGTACACCACGGTCGGGACGCTGTCGCCGGATGCCACGGTCGCGATCACCGAATGGGGGCTCCTCAGCCAGGCGAGCAACGCCGGCGGGACCCTGTTCGATCACCAGGTGTTCTCGGCGATCAATCTCGTGAGCGGGGACAGCCTGGCCACGACGTACGTGTTGACCCAGTCCTGACCCGGCCGGCGGCGCCCAGCGACGCGCCGCCGGGGAGCCCGCCACCCCCCGCCATCCAGAGGCCACCAGCCAGAGGCACGCCCATGCGGAAGACCTGGATCACGGTCAGGATCGAAGACGGCCGGCCGCCCGCCGTCGCGGCCGTCGGCACGGATGACGTGACCGACAGCACCGGCGCCGTCCATTCGGTCACCGAGTCGGTCCCCCTGGAGCTACCGGGCGAGGTCCGGGATGCGCTGGCCGGGCTGGCGTCGGCGGCGCGGGAGGAGCTGGGACGGCGGCTCGTCCGCTCGGCGGCACGGCATCGGATCGCGGTCGAGGACCGGATCGAGAAGGGGCTGCTGGCCAAGGCCAAGGCGGCCCTGCGGGCGCTGGTCGCGCCCAAGGCGGGGCAGAACTAGCGGCCCGCCCCGGCCGATCCCGCCGGCACCCGCCCCACCCCCATGCCCCGACTCGTCCAGGCCACCGAAGCGAGCGCCGCCCGCCGGCGGGTCTACTTCCAGCTCGTCGGCACGGACGGCATCACGCCGGCGACCGGCGAGGCCGGCGGCCAGCCGCAGGTCTCGTACGACGGCAAGACGACGATCGGCGGGCCGACCGTCGGGTACACGGACACCGGCGTCGGCACCCTGACCCACATCGGGAGCGGCCGGTACTACGCCGACCTGACGACGGCCGCGGTCGCCACGGCCGGGACGGAGATCGAGACGCGGTATAAGAGCGCGTCCACCGCCGAGTGCCCGGGCGACTCGGTCCAGGTCGTCTCCTTCGACCCGGTCGATACGCTGTCGGACATCCGGGCCAAGACCGACCAGATCGGCCCGGCCGCCGTGACGGTCTCCGCCCCGGTCGACCCGAGCGACGGCAACCGCCTGACGCTCACCCAGGGCGACGACCACACGGCCGGCGACCGGCTCCCGTCCTGGGCGATCAGCAACTACACCGGCCCGTCCCTCGCCGACGGGACCGCCAAGCTCCGGCTGCTGGCGATCGCCGACTACCAGACGCTGGGGGCCAACGCCCCCGCCGCGCTGGAAGTGACGGCCACCGTGAGCCAGAGCGGCTCCACGGTCACCGTCACGGCCGCCGTCACGGCCGCCCAGAGCGCCCTATTGGCGACGTACCCGCCCGGCGACCAGACGACCCACCAGTACCAGCTCGTCGCGACCACCAGCGGCGGGCTGGTCACAAGCCTGCTGCTGGGGCCGGCCACCATCAGCCGGCGGATCGACCCGGCGAGCTGACCGCCCCGATGGCCGCCTACTGGGTCAACCGGCTCCTGATCTTCGCCCGGCTGCTGGGGCCGCGGTTCGACGCCGCCGGCCTGCGCCTGGCCTGGCTCAACGCCCGGGCCCTGACGGCCGGCGTCCGGGGCGCCGACTGGCACCCGTGGGCCGGGATTGACCTGTGGCTGGCCGGGTGGCTGGACCTGTGCTCGGACCTGTGCTCGCGGTAGACCGCCCGTGCCCACCCGCCCCGCCAGCCACGCCCGCCAGGCCCGGGCGGCGGCGCGCGACGCCCCCCGCCCCACCGCCGCCCAGCGCGGCTACGGCGGCCGCTGGCAGCGGGCCCGGCTGGTCCACCTGCGGGAGCACCCGCTATGCGAGCGGTGCCATGCCGCCGGCCTCACGACGGCCGCCTCCGTCGTCGACCACGTCGTGCCCCACCGGGGCGACCCCGGCCTGTTCTGGGACCGCGGCAACTGGCAGTCCCTCTGCGAGCCATGTCACGGGACCAAGACCGCGACGGAGGACGGCGGGTTCGGCCGGCCGGCACGCTGTACCGCGGGCGCAGGCGCTAATGAGCGGCCAGCCCAGCCGCCCGTAAGTGCCTATGACACAACGACGTATCGATCCACCGGCCTGCCAGAACGGCAGGGACAGGGGTAGGGGCTCAAAATCCCCAAGCTCTCAAGACCGCCAGACCGCACGCCAGTCTTACGCATTTTCTCACGGGTTTCGGCCCCCCCCCCTCCTCCGGGGACGGCCGAAAGCACCGCGCGTCGGCCCGCGAGGGCCGAGCAGCAGGACGGCCCAGGACGGGCACCGTCCGGCCTCGGCGTTACGCCGCGGCAGCCAGCGGGAGCGAGTCTCCCGCCCATACAGCAGACTGGCCGCGGCCGTACCGGAGGGCTTGCCCTCCGGCGGGCCCGGGGCGGCCCCTACCCCCGGTGGTTTCATACGACATGGCCAAGAAACAGCCCCAGCCCGCAGAGTCCCAACCCGCAGAGCCACAGCCCATAGAGCCCCGGACGATCCAGGCCGTCGCGGACCTGGTCCGGGACGCCCGCAATGCCAACAAGGGGACCGCCCGGGGCGCGGCCCTGATCGAGTCGAGCATGAGGACATACGGGGCCGGCCGGTCGGTGCTGGTCGACCGAAACGGCAAGCTCATCGCCGGCAACAAGACGGCCGAGGGGGCGGGCAAGGCCGGCCTGACCGGAGTGATCGTCGTCCCGACCGACGGCACAAAGCTGGTGGTCGTCCAGCGGACGGACCTGGACCTGTCGACCGACCAGGCCGCCCGGGAACTGGCCGTCGCCGACAACCGGTCGGGCCAGGTGTCGCTCGAATGGGATGGGGCTGAGCTGGAGGCCGTCGCCGACGACTTCGGGGCCGACCTGAACGCCCTGGGGTTCACCGACGGGGAGTTGCAGGACCTGCGGGAGCCGGACCCGGCGGGGCGGGACGACCAGACGTCGGACCGGACGCTGAACGGCGCGAGGAAGTCGGCCGTGGTGAAGGCGGTGTTCAACATCGCGCAGGTCGCCGTCGTCGAGGCGGCCGTCGCGGCGACGGGAAAGATCAACCGCGGCGAGGCCCTGGCCGAGGTGTGCAGGTTCTATGTCGAGTCAAAAGGACAACACGACCTTCCGGCATAAGGTCGACCTCCGCCGCCGGGCGATGGCCGACTGTCGGGCCGGCGGGGCCGAGCCGGTCGTCCTGGAGACGCATGGCGGGTGGGGCCACGTCTGGCTGGAGTGTTACCGGGATGTGGGCCGGGGGGCGGTGTTCGAGACGCGGCCGGACAAGGCCGAGTCGCTGGCCCGCCAGCGGCCGGCGTGGGCCGTCTACGAGGCCGACTGCGGGCGGGCGTTGGAAGCCGGCGCGGCTTCCCACCTGGCATACAACTTCGTGGACGTCGACCCCTACGGGTCGCCGTTCGGCGTGGTGGCCGCGTACCTGTCGCCCGGCCGGACGCTGCCCGACGTGTGGCACCTGGTCGTCAATGACGGCCTGCGGCAGAAGGTGCAGATCGGCGGGGCGTGGCAGGTGGAATGCCTGGCCGACGTAGTCCGCGACTACGGCAACGACCTCTACGGGCGGTATCTCGGCGTCGCGAAGGAGAAGATCCGGCGGCTCGCCGCGGCCGCCGGGTTCGGGTTGGCCGGGTGGAGCGGATACCACTGCGGCCACAACCAGGGCATGACCCACTACTGGGCCAAGCTGTCCCGCGCCTGAGGCCGGGCGGCGTTCCGGCGCGTCGCCCACGCCCTGGCCGCGGCCCGCCTGCGGACGGGCGCGAGTTCCCGCCGGCGGCGGGGGTCGGCGGCGCGCATGGTCCGCCATGCCTTGAGCGCGGCCAGGCGGCGGCGGGACGGGGCCGACCAGGGGAATTCCCGGGTGACGGCCATGCATCGGATGCCGTCCGCCCGGTGCCCCGGCCGGGGCGTCCAGGGCCGGGGCTCGGGCCCGAGGCCGTGGCGGTGCCGACACTCCCGGACCTGCCGGATGAGCCGGGACACCCGGGCCTTGTGCGGCGCGCGGACCCGCCGGGTGAGCCGGGCCGCCTGCGACCACGGCAGGGTGCCATAGCAGGGGCAGGCCGACAGCACGAGCCGGGCCCGGCGTAACTCCCGCTTGAGGGCCAACAGGTCGGCCGGGATGACGGTCGGCATGGGCATGACGGACCTCCTTCGGCCCTATGGCCGCGCCTGTGGATGGGGATGGGGACGGGCGGATTAGTGGTGTTGCGGCACCCGCTTGGGGTTCGGGTAGCCGGCCGGGAGGTAGGGTTGCAGGTCCTGCTTGATATAGTGCCGCGCGCCGGTAGCGGCGAGCACTTCAAGGACGTCCGCCGTGAACCGCCCCCAGTCGGTCGTCCTCGTCAGGCCGACGTAGTTCACCCGACCGACCTTGAACAGGTCGACGAACCGGTGGGTCTGGCGGATGATTTCCAGCGTGGCGGCCGTGTCGAGCACCGGCTCCAGGCTGACCCAAGTGAAGACGCCGCGGTCGTGGAACCGGCGGAGCGTGTCGATGCGGTCCGCGGGCATTGCCGCCCCCCGCTCCCACTTGGCCGAGAAGGAATCGTCCAGGCTGGTCAGGGTCGACGCGAAGGCGTCCCGGGTCCGGCGGAACAGGTCCGCGTCCCGCAGCGCCCGCGGGCCGCCCTTGGTCAGCGTGCAGACGCCCAAGCCGTGCTCGATCAGGCATTCGAGCGTCTGGCGGGTCAGGGCCGTGTCGCCGGGGTGGTAGGGGTCGGTCGTGAACGACAGCATGACTTGGCCCGTGACGCCGGCGGCCCGGTACTTCGCCGCCTCCTTCCGCAGCTTCGTCAGGAAGTCGGGCCGCGGCCTGGCGCCGGCGTCGAACTCCGCCCGCGGCATCCGCAGCACGTTGGGCACATAGCAGTAGGCACATTTGTGCCCGCACCCGCGGTAGGGGTTGGCGGCCAGCGGGGAATATTCGCCGGCCTGCCCGGCCGGGGCGTAGATCAGGGAGCAGCCCGGGACCGGATTGGCCTCGCCGTCGTCGGCCGGGTCGGTGGCATTGAGAGTCGGGAGCAGCATCGGCCGTCTCGCTTTCTTCCGCCGCCGGGGCGGAGTGAGCCTCATCCCCCTTGGGTGCCCCAAGTATACCGAACCGCTTGGGTTTTGCAAGTGTAATTCCGCGTTGGACTTGCGCCGCCGGCCCGGTTCCCTAGTTGGCGTCGGGTACTGACTTTAGGGGCCGGCCGCCCTTGGCCCCGTTGGCCCGTGCGGCGGCGGCCTTGGCCTCTGAGGTGCGGGCGCCGCCGCGGCTGCTGAATGACCTGCGGCCGTCCCGCCAGCCGGCGCGGTAGGCGGCGGCGGGGTCGGCGGGAAGGTCCGGCGGGAGGGGAATTCGCATCGCCGCATCTTAGCCCGGCCGGTTGGGTTTCTACGAGGGACCGTGCGGACCCGCGGGATATGGACATATGGGACGCCGAGGCCCCGCCCCAACGCCGACCGCCATCCTCCAGGCCCGGGGGTCGTGGCGCGGCAAGGCGAACAAGGACGAGCCGGGGCCGGAGCCCAGGTCCCCGGACTGCCCGGAGTGGCTGACCGACGCCGCGAAGGAGGTCTGGCGGCAGGTCGTCGCGACCGTCCTCATGACCCGCATCCTGACCGCGGCCGACGGCAACGCCCTGGGCCGTTACTGCGACGCCCTGGTCCGGTGGAAGAAGGCGGCGAAGTGGCTGGACGAGAAGGGCGAGACGTACCCGATCCGCGACGACGCCGGCAGCATCAAGTGCGTGATGCAGTACCCGCAGGTGGCCCAGTACCACAAGCTCTCCGCCCTGCTGCTGAAGTTCGAGCAGGAGTTCGGCCTCACCCCATCCGCCCGGTCGCGCCTCCAGATCCCGGCCGAGTCCAATGCCCGAGCCCAAGCCCCGCAAGCCGGCCCGCCGGTCCTCAAGATCGCCAACTGACCCGGCGGCGCCGGCGCCCGGGGCGGCCGCGGCGGACGCCTGGAAGGCCCAGCTCGAAGGCATCCTCCGGCAGGTCCCCGGGTACGACCCGTGGGCGCACGCGGCCGGCGCGGCGGCCTACCTGGACCATGCCGCCGCGGTGAAGGCGGTCAACTGGTTCGCCGACCACCTGAAGCACGTCGAGGGCGACGCCCGCGGCGAGCCGTTCGTCCTGCGGCCCTGGCAGGCGGCGATCGTCGGCAACCTGTTCGGCTGGAAGCGGCGCGACGAGAAGGGCCGGGAGGTCCGCCGCTACCGCAAGTTCCTGCTTTACTGCGGGCGGGGCAACGGCAAGACGCCGCTGTCGTCGGGCATCATCCTGTATTCGCTGTTCGAGGACGGCGAGCCCGGGGCCCAGTGCTTCCTGGCCGCCGGCCAGGCGGAGCAGGCCGGGTTCCTCTTCCGCAACGCCCGCGGGATGGTGGAGCAGGACCCGGCGCTGTTGGGCCGGGTGACGATCTACGGCGGAGCCCAGCACCGCTCGCTCGTCCTCGTGGACGACCCGCTCAGCTTCTGCAAGGTCATCCCGGCCGAGGCCGCCGGCCAGCACGGCGGCATCCCGCACGTCACGCTGATCGACGAACTGCACGTCCAGGACACCCGGGACCTGGTCGAGGTGTTCGAGACGGGCATGGCCAAGCGGGTCCGGGCCCAGCCGCTGCTGGGAATGCTCACGACCGCGGACTACGACCGCGAGTCGATCTGCAACGAGGTCTACGACCATGCCTGCCGGGTCCGGGACAACCAGGGCGACCCGGCCCAGCCCGGGTATGACCCGGCGTTCCTGCCGGTGATTTACGAGGTGCCCCTGGAGCGGGACGGGCGGGCGGTCGACTGGGCGGACGAAGCGGAGTGGGCGGCGGCCAACCCGAACCTGGGGGTGAGCGTGTCGCTGGAGAGCCTGCGGGCGGCGGGCCAGGCCGCCCAGGAGAACCCGCTGCGGGAGAACGCCTTCCGCCGGCTGCACCTGAACCAGCGGACCAAGCAGGACCTGCGGCTGATCCCGATGGCCGCGTGGGACGCCTGCGCCGGCGAGCGGGCGGTCGCCGAGCTGGCGGAGTGGCTGAAGGGCCGGCGGTGCTACGGCGGGCTGGACCTGGCCAGCACGAACGACCTGGCCAGCTTCACGCTGCTGTTCCCGCTGGACGACCTGGTGGGGGCCGAGGTCCTGGGGCTGCTGAGCTGGTCGTGGTGCCCGGCCGACCGGGTGGTCCGTCGGGCCCGCCAGAAGTTCCCGTACGACGTCTGGCAGAAGAGGGGCCTCTTGACGGCCACCGACGGCGACTGGATCGACTACGGGACCATCCAGCGGGACGTGCTGGCCCTCCGCGACCTGTACCGGGTCCAGGAGGTCGGCGTCGACCCCCACGGGGCCGACCAGATCTCGCAGAACCTGATCGCCGAGGGGATGGTCCTGGTGCCCGTCCACGCGACGTTCCGGAACCTGGCCGGGCCGACCAAGGAATTCGTCCGCCGGGTGAGCAAGCGCAAGGTCCTGCACGGCGGCAACCCGGTCCTGCGGTGGGCGGCCGGCAACGCCGCCGCCCACTTCGACGGCCGCCTGCCCCCCGGCGGCAAGATCGAGGACCACCTGGAGAAGGTCCCGGTCATGCTGAGCAAGCGCAAGAGCGCCGACAAGATCGACCCCCTCGCCGCCGCCGTCCTGGCCCTGGCCCGGCTGTCAGCCCACCCCGAGGCGGAGGCGGCGAGCGTGTACGAGACCCGCGGCATCCGCGTCCTGTGATGCGCGTCCCGCCTGTGACGCGCGTCACCTGACGGGCGTCCCCCGAGCCCAAAGAGCCCACCGACGCCGTGACGATCAACCCGCTGAAATGGATCGGCGCCGGCCTGCGGGCCCTGGTCCGGACGGAGCTGCGGTCGTCGCTGGCCGACCCGGACCCGTGGCTCCAGTGGTGGTTCAACGGGGGCGGCACGTCCAAGGCGGGCGTGATCGTCAACGAGCAGACGGCCCTGGCCTTCTCCGCCGTCTTCCAGGCCATTCGGGTGATCTCCGAGGCCGTGGCGTCCCTGCCGTTCCCCACGTACCGGCGGCTGTCGCCCCGGGGCAAGGAGCGGGTCACCGGCCACCCGGCCTACCGGCTGCTGAATCGCCGGCCCAACCCCGACATGCCCGCCTACGTGTTCCGCGAGACCCTGATGGGGCACGTGCTGCTCTGGGGCAACGGGTACGCGGAGATCGAGCGGACGGGCGGCGGCGTGCCGGTGGCCCTGCACGTCCTGCGGCCGGACCGGGTGTACCCCGAGCTGGACCCGGCCGACCGGAGCCTGGTCTACCGCGTCTACCAGCCGGGCAAGCCGGCGGCCGTGCTGCGGCCCGACGACGTCCTGCACCTGCGCGGGCTGGGGTTCGACGGGCTGGTCGGGTACAGCCCCATCCGCCTGGGCCGCCAGGCGATCGGGCTGGGGCTGGCGGCTGAGACGTTCGGGGCCTCGTTCTTCGGCAACGGGGCCCGGCCCCAGGGGGCGCTCAAGCACCCCGGCAAGCTGAGCGACCAGGCCGCCAAGCACCTGCGGGAGAGCTGGGAGGCGACGCACGGCGGGCCGGAGAACGCCAACCGGCCGGCCATCCTGGAGGAGGGGCTGGAGTGGGTGCCGTTCACCGTCCCGCCCGAGGACGCCCAGTTCCTGGGCACCCGCCAGTTCCAGGTCCAGGAGGTGGCGCGGTGGTTCAACATCGCCCCCCACAAGCTGATGGACCTGAGCCGGTCGACCAATAACAACATCGAGCAACAGGCCCTGGAGTTCGTCCAGCACACCCTCACCCCCTGGCTGGTCCGGTGGGAGGAGGAGGTCCAGGCCAAGCTCTTCCGGGCGGACGAGCAGGAGACGCTCTTCGCCGAGCACCTGCTGGACCACATGCTCCGGGGCGACGCCACGGCCCGGCACGCGGCGTACCGGACGGGCATCCAGTTCGGGTACTACAGCGCCGACGACGTCAGGGAGATGGAGAACCTGAACCCGCTGGCCGACGGCAAGGGCGACCTGTACCTCACGCCGGTCAACATGCAGCCGGCCGAGGTCACGGCCGAGCAGGCGAAGTTCGCGGAGAGCGGGAAGCTTCCGGCCCTCGACGCGGGCGCGACCGGTAAGCCGCCGGCGAACCCAAAGCCGCCGGCCGACTCCGTGCCTGACGGTTCCGGCGACGGCGCCGACGCCACCCGGGCGGCCGTGCGGGCGGCGGTCCGGCCGCTGCTGGTCGACGCCGGCCAGCGGGTGTTGCGGCGTGAGGCCGAGACGCTCCGCCGCGCGGCCAGGAAGCCCGGCCTCGGCGCCTTCGCCGGGCGGTTCTACGCCGAGCACGCGGACTACGTACGGTCCAATTTCGGCCACCTGCTGGCCGGGTACGCCGGCGTGATGTACGCCTGCGGGCTGCCGTCGTGCCGGTCCTGGACGCCGGCCCAACTCGACGAGGCCTCCGGCGAGGTCGCCGCCGCGGCCCGCGACGAGCTGCTCGCGGCCGTGGCCGACCTTCCCGCCGACCAGCTCCCGGCCGCCGTCGACGCCCTGCTGGCCCGCTGGGAGGCCGACCGGCCCGGGGCCCTGGCCGACAGGCTCCTGTCCCTATGAGGCCCCCGAGCCCCCCCCGACCCCAGTCAACCCCATGCCCACCCCCACCACCGAAAAGCGTTGGATCCAGGCCACCGAGCTGCGCGTCGCCAAGGGCGAGGGCGGCAAGCCGTCCAGGCTGATCGGGTACGCCGCGACGTTCAACAGCCTCTCGAACGTCCTGGGCTCCGGCCGGGCCCAGTTCCGCGAGAAGATCAAGCCCGGGGCCTTCGCCGACGCGATCGCCGCCGGCCAAGACGTCCGGGCGGCGTTCAACCACGACCCCAACCACGTCCTGGCCCGGACCAAGAACGGCACGCTCCGGCTGAGCGAGGACGACAAGGGCCTGCGCTTCGAGGCCGACCTGAACCCCGACGACCCGGCCGCCATGAGCGTGGCGGCGAAGGTCGAGCGGGGCGACGTCGACGGCTGCTCGTTCGCGTTCCGGACCCTCAAGGACTCCTGGGCCCAGGACAACGGCGAGAACGTCCGCACGCTGGAGAAGTGCGACGTGATCGACGTCGGACCGGTGACCTACCCCGCCTACGACGCCACCAGCGTCGACGTCCGGTCGGCCGCCCACGCCATCGCCCGGCTGCCCAGGCGGGCCGGCGGCGCCGGGGCCCCGGCCGGCGGCGCCGCGGGGGCCGCGGGGGCCGAGGCCCGGGCCACGATCGAGGTCGAGGACGACTCGCTCGTGTGGGTCTGCCGGTGCGCGATCGACTACCTGCGGTATGCCTTCGACGCCTGCCAGAACGTGATGGACGTGGCCGGGCGGGTGACGGGCGAGCTGAACGGCCGGGACCAGGAGGCGATCGACGACTGCGTCGACAACCTCGTCGACCTGGTCGCCAAGGCCCGCAAGACGCGGGCCATCCTGGACGCGCTGGGGGCCGACGACGAGGACCCGGCGGACCCCGCCGCGGCGGAGGGCAAGCCCTCCGCGGAGACCGCCGCCGTCAACCCAATGGACGAAGACGACGAGGACGCGGACCGGTCCGCCGGGCGGGCCGCCGGCCAGGCGGCAAAAGCCGATCCGCTGGGCGCCGCCCGTCGGCGGCTGCAACTGGCGGAAGCCCTGTAGCACGCACGCCAACGGCAGGGTTCACGGGCACCGGCGAGCCCGAACGCCTCCCCAGAGGCGTTTCCCCTTGGGGGTTCGAGTCCCCCCTGCTGGCCTTCCACCGAACCACTCCTGGAGGAGGGCTCGCCCTCCTCTGACGGCCCCGCGCCATCGGGCGGGGCGACAGCAGGCCAAGGCACGCCATCGGGTGCTCGCGGTCGGCTCGTGTCCATTTCGACCCCACGCGACCCCCCGATCCGAGGAACCCCATGACCCCCAAGGAACTGCGCGAGAAGCGGCTCAAGATCGTCACCGAGGCCCGCAAGCTGATCGACAAGGCCGGCGCCGAGAAGCGGTCCATGACCGCGGAGGAGAACGGCCAGTTCGACAGTGCCATGACGGAGGCCGACGTCCTCAAGGCCCAGATCGACCGGCTGGAGCAGCTGGAGGGCGAGGAGCGGCAGATCAACGCCAGCGCCGGCCGCAAGACCGACCCCGAGCGGCCCGGCGCCGGCAACCCCGGCGACGCCGAGGCCCGCGACCAGCCGCTGAAGCTGGAGTTCCGCGCCCAGCCGGGCAGCGCCAAGCGCTACGAGGAGGTCCAGATCCCGGCCGGCACGCCGGCCTGGAAGCGGGGCCAGCCCGCCTACCGGTCGGCCTACGACAAGTGGCTCGCCCACGGCGAGCGGCAACTGAGCGCCGACGAGTACCGGGACCTGCAGGCCGACAGCGACGTCGCCGGCGGGTTCCTGAACACGCCGATCCAGATGGTGCAGATGCTGCTGAAGTTCGTGGACAACGCCGTCTACATCCGGCAGAAGGCCAGCGTCTTCCAGGTGCCCACCGCCACGTCGCTCGGCGTCCCGACCCTGGACGCGGACATCGACGACGCGAGCTGGACGGCGGAACTGGCCACGGGCGGGGCCGACACGGGCATGGCGTTCGGCAAGCGCGAGCTGCGGCCCTACCCGCTGGCCAAGCGCATCAAGATCTCCAACAAGCTGCTGCGGACGGCCATCCTCGGCCCCGAGGCCATCGTCCGGGACCGCCTGGCGTACAAGTTCGGCATCGCCCAGGAGAAGGGGTTCATGACCGGGACCGGGGCGGAGCAGCCCCTGGGCCTGTTCACCGCCAGCGCCAACGGGATCACCACCGCCCGGGACGTGACCTGCGGCACGACGACCGCCATCACCGCCGACGGGCTGATCGACACCAAGTTCTCGGTCAAGGCCCAATACCAGAAGTCCGGCGAGTGGGTCCTGCACCGCGACGGGCTCAAGCAGACCCGCAAGCTCAAGGACGGCAACGGCCAGTACCTGTGGCAGGCGGGCCTGGCCAGCGGCCAGCCGGACACGATCCTGGACCGGCCGTACACGATGAGCGAGTACGCCCCCAACACGTTCACGACCGGCCTCTACGTCGCGCTGTTCGGGGACCTGAGCTTCTACTGGATCGCCGACGCCCTGAACATGCAGGTGCAGCGGCTGGCCGAGCTGTACGCGGAGACCAACCAGATCGGGTTCATCGGCCGCCTGGAGAGCGACGGCCAGCCGGTCCTGGCCGAGGCGTTCGCCCGCGGCAAGCTGGCCTGAGCCCCGGCACCCCCCTTCCCACAGTAGCCCTCCCCGACGCGCCCCGCCGGCCTTCCAGAGGCCGGCGGGGGGCGCCTTCCCCGCCCCCCGAGCAACCGAGGTAAGCAATGAACCTGAGCAAAGGCATCAAGGTCACCCGCGTGGCCAACTCGGCCGTGGCCGCCACGACCGACGTGACGAGCAGCGTGCTGGACATGAGCGGCTTCGACGGCGTGATGTTCGTCGCCCTCCTGGGCGACGTGACCAACACGAGCGTCCTGGCACTGACGGCCAAGCAGAACACGGCCAACAGCACCAGCAGCCCGACGCCGACGGCCATCACCGGCGGCGCCACGGCCCCGTTCACGGCCGACACGACCAGCGGCGACAACAAGGCCCTGCTGGTGGACGTGTACCGGCCCCAGAACCAGTACGTGTTCGCCGTCCTGTCCCGCGGCACGGCCAACGCCGTCGTCGACGGGATCATCGCCATCCAGTACGACTCCCGGGTCAAGCCGACGACCCAGGACGCGGCCGTCATCGCCAGCGCCTTCGCGGCCCCGGCCGCCTGACCGGCCTGACGGCGGGCCCCCGGGGCCCGGGCCGGCGCGGAGGAGGGCTATGCCTCCACGCCGGCCCGGGCCCGGGGGCAGCCGTCCCTTCGCCCACCCCGCCACCCTCCCCTCACCCTTCGGAGCACCATGAGCCAGGAAAACACCAAGGTCCGCCGCCTCCAGGGCGGGGACACGCTGGAAGTCGCCAGCGGCGGCACGATCGACGTCCTGAGCGGCGGCGCCATCGTCGTCGAGTCCGGCGCGTCCCTGACCGTCGCCGGCGTGACGGTCGACGAGACCACGCTGGCGCTGAACGACCTGACGGCCAGCGCCGCGGAGCTGAACCAGTACCCCCTGACCCTCGACATCGCCGACGGGTCCGCGGACGCGACCTATTACCTGGTCTGCCCGCACGCCGGCGACATCGCCGAGATCTACACCGTCATCGACGGGGCCGTCTCGACGGCCGACATCACCGTCACGGCGAAGATCGGCAGCACCGGCGTCACCGGCGGCGTGGTCACGATCACCTCGGCCGCGTCGGCCGCCGGAGACGTCGACGTGGCCACCCCGTCGGCGGCCAACACCGTGGCGGCGGGCGACGCCATCAACCTGGTCGTGGCCGGCGGCGGGTCGGGCGGGTCGCCCCGCATCCACGTCGTCGTCGTCATCACCCGCTGACCCGGCCGCGGCGGGAGCCCCGGCAGACCGGAGCGTCATGCGCGTCCGAATGCACTGCACCGCCGCCGGCCCGGACGGCGTCCTGATGGCCGGCCGGGAGTACGACCTGGCCGACGACGAGGGCCGCCGCCTGGTGGCGCACCGGTACGCCTCGCCCGTCGGCGCCGCCGCCAGACCCGGCCCGAGCGTCGAGCCCGGGCCGGTCGAGACGGCGGCCCTTGGCCCCGCGGCCGAGGCCGCCGTCCTGCCCGCCACCCGCGCCCGCAAGGGCCGCCCATAAGCCGCCGCGCCCATGCCCGAGGCGACCCTCATCGCGACCGTCGCCATCCGCTACCGCTGGTGGGTCCGGCCCATGCTGCACGCGGCCCGGACCGCCCACCGGCTCGGGGCCCGGGCCCTCGGCGACCGGCTGGCGGCGCTGCTGCTCCGGGGCGTCTCGGTGGACGTCGTCCGGGCGGACGCCGTCCGGGCGGAGAGGAAGTAGCCGATGCCCCTGCTGGACCACCGCGGCGAGCCCCTGCCCGAGCCGCCCCGGCGGCATGTGTTCGGCCAGTTCGTGCTCCCGGCCGGCTGCCACATCAAGGGCTTCGGCGGGATCGCGGCCGAGGACCACCGCCGGGAGCCCCGGGAAGAGGACTGCCGCGGGCAGGCGCCGCCCCGCGACGCGCAGGCCCCCGACCGCCGCTGACCGCCCCCGACCCATGCCCATCGGCCTCAGACAGACCGTCGCCCCGACCGCCGAGCCGCTGACCCTGGCCGAGGCCAAGCAGCACCTGCGGGTGGACGGCGGGTATGACGACGCGCTGGTGTCGCGGCTGGTGACGGCCGCCCGGGAGTACGCCGAGCGGGAGACCCGCCGGCAGCTCATGCCGGCCACCTACCGGCTCACCCTGGACTACTTCCCGGGCCGGTTCTGGGTGACCCAGTACGAGGCCCTGCCGCGGGAGCGGGCGTGGGAGTACGGCCGGTACTTCCGGGACCGGGCCCTTCTGCTCCCCCGCCCGCCCCTGCAGTCCGTCTCGGCCGTGACGTACGTCGACACGTCGGGCGCGACGCAGACGCTGGACCCGGCCCTGTACCTGGTCGACGCCGAGAGCGAGCCGGGCCGGCTGGCCCCGGCCTACAACCAGCAGTGGCCGTCCGTGCAGGAGCGGGTCAACACGGTCCAGGTGACCTACGTGGCCGGGTACGCCTCGGCCGCCCTGGTCCCGTCGAGCGTCAAGCTGGCCATGCTGCTGCTGGTCGGGAGCTGGTTCGAGCACCGCGAGGCGGCCGACGCCGGCGGGCTGGCGCCCGTCCCCATGGCCGTCGACGCCCTGCTCGCCCACGAATCCGTCCCGTCGATCTTCTGACGGTCAATCTACCGACGGTCCCCCCGTCGTCCTGAGGTACTCCGAAGGCCCCCCAGGGCCGCCGAGGTCCCCCCATGTACATCCAGCGCCTCGCCATCCCCATCACGACCGCCGCCGACGGGTCGGCCACGGCCTTCTCGGCCGCCGTCACCGGCAAGGTCGTGGCCGTCATCTACGCCAAGACGGACTTCTCCGACGGCGTCGACTTCACCGTCACGGCCGAGGCCACGGGCGAGACGATCTGGGCCGAGAACGACGTCAACGCCAGCGCCGTCCGCTACCCCCGGGCGGCCACCCACGGGACGGACGGGTCGGCCGCCCTATACGCCGCCGCCGGCACGGCCGTCCGGGATAAGGTCGCCCTGGCCGCCGACCGCGTGAAGGTCGTCGTCGCCAGCGGCGGGAACGCCAAGTCCGGCACCGTCTACGTCGTCGTCGAGTAGCCCCGCCGAGCCGGACCGCCGGAAGCACCCCAAGCCACCGAGCCAGGAGCACGCCCCATGTCCGTCGCAGTCACCTACGGCTTCACCGCCACCACCGTCGAGACGCTCGCCACCAACGTCCCCGCCGCGTCCAGCCCGCAGGTGACGCACAGCGGGTACAACACCAGCGGGACGATCAACGGGACCAGCACCGTCCCCGCAACCCAGTGCGCCTACTTCTCCAAGGCCCTGTCGAGCGGGGCGGCGACGATCGACCTGACGGCCCTGACCGGGACGAACGGGGCGACGGTCGACCTGACCGGGCTGAAGGTCCAGATCGCCCGGTTCAAGAACCCGGCCGCGAACGCCAACAGCATCACCGTGACGTTCGGCGCGAGCAACCCGTACCTGCTCGGCGGCTCGGCCTGGAAGGTGATCCTGGCCCCCGGCCAGCAGGTCATGTTCTTCGGCAACGACGCCGCCCCGGACGTGGACAGCACGCACAAGACCATCGACATCGCCGGCACGGGCAGCCAGGCCCTGGAAGTGTCGATCATCGCCGGCTGATCCCGGCCCGCCCCTCCCCGCGCCCCCGAACGCACCATGGAAGCCGGAAAGCTCCGCCACCGCGTCACCATCCAGAAGCCCGTCCGGTCGGAATCCGCCCAGAGCGGGGAGGTGGAGCTCGAGTGGCAGGACATCGGCCAGGCGTGGGCGGAGATCCGGCCCACCAATGGGCGGGAGCAGCAGCTCTACGCCCAGACGGGGGAGCAGGTGTCCCACGTCATTACCTGCCGATACACGACGGCCATCACCACCGACTGCCGGCTGGCCTACCGCGGCCGGTTCTTCGACGTCTCGGGCGTGACCGACGTAGACGAGCGGCGGCGGGAGCTGCGGATCACCGCCACGGAGCAGGTGCCGTGAGCGGCAACCCCGGGCTCAGGCTGGAGGGCGGGACCGAGCTGCAAAACCTGCTGCGGGAACTGCCCCGCCGCGTCGCGGCCAAGGGCAACCGGGCCGCCGCGACGGCGGCGGCGGCCCCCGTGCTCAAGGCCGCCCGCCGCGCCGCCCCCAAGCAGTTCGGGTTCCTGAAGAAGGCGCTGGCGAAGAAGGTGAAGAGCTACAAGCAGTCGGCCGGCGGCGTCGCGGCCGCCATCGTCGGCGCCGACCGCTCGGCCGCCTATACGGTCCCGCCCAGCGCCTCGCCCCGCGCCAGGGGCGGCAGGGTCCGGCGGGCGGTCCCCGCCAACTACCTCCACCTGGTCGAGCAGGGGCACGGCGGCCCCCGCCCGGCGCCCCCCCACCCGTTCCTCGGGCCGGCGTTCGAGGCCAGCAAGGACCAGGCCAAGGCCGCCGCGGCCGAGAAGTTCAGGCAGGTCGTCGAGAAGGAAGCGGCCAAGCTCGGCAAGCGGTGACGCCACATGGGCCAGCTCGAAACCGGCATTCGCGACGCCCTGCTGGCCCAGGCCGGCATCACGAACCTCGTCGGCCGGCGCATCCGGCCGCTGGTCGTCGGCCAGGGCGACAGCCCCCGCCCCTACCTCACCTACCAGGTGACCGGCCGGACGACCGAGGCCCTGCTGGACGGGACGGTCATCGACTACCGCAAGGCCGAGTGGGAGATCGGCATCTACGCCGACACCTACGGCGCGGTCATGGACCTGTCGGACCTGGTCCGCGACCGCCTGGACCAGCTCGGCGAGACGGTGTCCGGGGTCGAGTTCGCCCCGGCCCAGTTCGACAGCGAGACCGACGTCGAGCAGGTCACGCCGGACGGGCAGGAGAAGCCCGTCTACCTCCGCGTCCAGACCTACCGGGCCCTCTACAAGATCGTCAGCTAAAGCGAGCTAACGCCGCCAACCGGGAGCAACCCATGAGCGTGAAGGCATACGGGAGCGTCCTCCAGTATGGGGACACCGCCGACTACACGACCGCCACGTCCTGGACGACCGTCGGGACGACCAAGTCCATCAAGCCGGGCAAGGTCCAGGCCAAGGACATCGACACGACCCACCTAGAGAGCGCCGACGAGTTCGAGGAGAGCGTCCCCGGGCTGGCCAACGGCGGGGACGTCGAGGCGTCCCTCCAGTACGACAAATCCGACACCGGCATCCTCTACGGCGTGTTCCGCGTGGTGAAGGCGTGGCGGCTGAAGTACCCGGACAACAGCGGCTGGAAGTTCAACGGCCACCTGAACGAGATCGGTGACGAGGACGTGGTGAACGGCGAGATCGTGATGACCAGCATCAAGATCAAGGTCACCGGCAAGCCGGTGCCGTCGACCGACGTGACGGCCTGATAGCCCGCAGCCCCGGCCACCGTCCCGGCCCCTTCCCGCCCGCCATCCCGGGCCAGCCCCATAGCGAGACCCGAATGACCCGCGAAGAGATCCTTGCCCGCACCACGATCAAGACCGAGGCCGTCGACGTCCCCGAGTGGGGCGGCGCGTTCACCGTCCGCAGCCTCAACGCGGTGGACCGCGTCCGCCTGTTCGACCGCGACCTGGCGGCGGAGTCGCAGGAGTCGTCCCCCGCCCGGGTCGGCGTGCTGCTGCTGATCGCCTGCCTGTACGACGCCGAGGGAAACCGCGTCTTCCGGCCGGAGGACGCCCCGGCCCTGGAGCTGCATGACGGCGGCCTCATCAACCGGCTGTGCGCGGCGGCCAACCGGGTGAACGGGCTGGACGCCGCCACGGCCGAGGCCGCCGAAAAAAAGTAGCCGGCCCCGCCTTCCGCTTCTGGATGGGGCTGGCGTGGCAGTGCGGGGAGCCCCACGCCGACCTCCTCCTGGAGCGACTGAGCCCGGGGCAGATCACCGAAATCCAGGCGTTCGCGGCGACCGAGCCCCTGCCCGAGCGCCGGGCCGACCTGCGGACGGCCATGGAATGCCTGGCCACCGCCAGGTCCGCCGGCGCGAAGGGGGCCACCCTCGACACTTTCCTGCTGCAGTTCGGGCCGGCGGCCGCGCCGCCGGACCAGGACCAGGACGAGATGAACCGGCAGATGATGAAGGTCGCCGCGCTGTTCGACGCCGCCCGCGCCGCTTCAAGGGAACCCCCGACCGATGGCCACCGAGATCAGTAAGCTCGCCGTCGTGCTGACGGCCAACGGGGCGGCCCTCGCCGGCGGGCTGAAGACCAGCGAGCGGGCCATGGATAGCCTCAAGGCCAAGGCCGAGGGGCTGGGGGGCAGCCTCAGCGGCCTGACCGGCGTGCTGGCCGGCGTCGGCCTCGCGTTCGGCGCGACGGAGGCGTACACGATCTTCCGCACCCAGAAGGAGGCCGTCGCCCAGCTCGACGCCGCCCTGAAGTCGACCGGCGGGTCGGCCGGACTGACGTCCCGGGAGTTGCAGGGCCTGGCGGCCGACCTGCAGAAGGTGACCAACTACGGGGACGAGGCCACGATCGCCGCCGAGAGCCTCCTGCTCGGGTTCGAGAGCATCAAGGGGGCGAACTTCAAGGCGGCCGTGGTCGAGGTCCAGAACCTGGCCGCCCGGATGAAGATGGACCTCCCGGGGGCCGCCCGGCTGGTCGGCCGCGCCCTGGAAGACCCGGAGCGGGGGCTGGAGCGGCTGAACCGGGTCGGCGTGGTATTCACCGAGCAGCAGAAGGACCAGATCAAGGCCATGCAGGAGGCGGGGGACCTGGCCGGCGCCCAGGTCGTGATCCTCGACGCGCTGGAGAGGAAGTACGGCGGGGCCGCCGCCGCCGCCGTCGACCCCTTCGTCCAGGCGAAGAACGCCATCGGGGACGCGGTCGAGGTCATCGTCGGCAGCCTGGAGCCCGCGCTCACCACGGCCGCCAACCTCCTTCGAGAGGGGGCGCAATGGGCGAGCGCCCATGCCGAGGCCATCGGCACCCTCGCCAGGATCGTCCTGACCGTCGTGACGGCCGTGCTGGCCTACAAGGTCGCCATGTTCGCCCTGACCGTGGCCCAACAGGCGTGGGCCGCCGGGCAGGCCATCGTCCTGTCGCTGCAAGGCCCGGGGGGGTGGGCGCAGCTCGCCGTCGCCGCCGGGGCGGCCACGGTCGGCGTGCTCGCGGTCAACGCCGCGTTCGACAAGGTCAAGGACGCGGCCGCCGGGGCGAACAAGTACCTCGCCGACGCCCACGCGCAGCTGGACGCCGCGAAGGCCAAGGGGGCCGGGGCCGCCGGCGGGCTGAAGCTGACCGCCAAGCAGGCCGAGGAACTGGGCAAGAAGGTCCGCGAGGCGACCGACCGGCTCAAGGAGCAGGTGGCGACGTTCGGCCTGAGCAGCCATGAGGCGGAGATCTACAAGCTCCAGATGAAGGGCGCGACCGACGCCCAGCTCGCCGAGGCCCGGGCCCTGGCCGCCAAGCTGGACCTGATGGAGGAGGAGAAGAAGCTCCGGGAGAAAATGGCGGAGGCCGCCAAGAAGTACATCGACCAGAGCAAGGACCCGTTCGAGAAGGCCCAGGAGGAGCTGTCGGAGATCAACCGGCTGGAGAAGGAGGGGCTGCTCACGGATGAGCAGGCCATCGCCGCCGGCCGGAAGGCGCTGGATGACGCGGTCAAGGGCCTGGCCCAGGGGCGGAAGGAGAAGGACCTCAAGCCCTTCGAGCCGCATAACTTCGCCGGCGAGAAGCTCGACGCCGTCGAGCGCCGGTTCACGGCCGGCTTCACGCAGGCGAACGTCTCCTGGCAGGACAAGATGCTGGAGGAGGAGCGGCGGATCGCCAAGGCGGCCGAGGACCAGCGGGCCTACCTGAAGAAGATGGCCGAGCGGAAGGAAGAAGTCGCCAGCGTGGGGGGGCCGTAGCGTGGCCGTCACGTCGCTTCGGGTGATTAAAGGACGCAAGTTCAAGCGGACGGACTCGCCGGAGTTCGGCGGCACCCGGGTCCTGCGCGTGACGTGCAGCGACCGGGTGAACGACGACGCCGACGTGGCGGGCGACGCCTGCCCGCAGATCGGGGCGCCGTGGAACCTCACCACGTTCACCGGCCTGCGGGTCGTCAGCGTGGACCTGGACGAGGGGGAGTGGACCGCGGACGGCGGGGTGCTCTACACGGCCACGGTCGAATACAGCACCAAGACCACGGACCCCAACAAGCAGCAGCCCGACCCGACGGACCGGGAGGGCACCCTCCGCCTCAACTACGAATCCAACGAAGAGGCGATCTACCAGGGGCTGGACAGCAAGCCAACCGCGGAAGAAGCCGACGGCGGGAACGTCACGATCGGGGCGGGGTGGCTGTGGAATAGCGCGATCTGCAACAGCAACGGCGAGCCCTTCCCCGACGGCCTGCGGGAAGTCTTCCCCGACGCCGTCTACACGTTCGAGAAGAACCTGGAGACGAACGACTGGGTGAGCCTCAGCGACAAGCTGGACCAGTTCGTGAACCGGGTCAGCTCGCAGGACTTCAGCATCACCTACCGCGGGGTGCAAAAGCAGTTCAACGCCGGCACCGTCTGGCTCACCCAGGCCTCGTCAGAGCCGGGCAACGAGAACGGCGTGCTGTTCGAGAAGGTCAGCGTCACGCTCCGGGTCCGCGCCGACGGCTGGCTGAGGAAGGTGCTGGACCAGGGCTTGACCGCGAGCCAAGCGCACGACACCCACCTCGGCAGGTTCATTCCGATCCGCGACAACAACGGCGACCCGGTCACGCGCCCCCATCTGCTCGATGGCCTCGGGTCGGAAGTCGGCTCGCCGATGGCGGGTACGAAGCCCGTCTTCCTGAAGTTCCGCACGAAGGAGACGGCCGACCTGTCAAAGCTGCCGTTCCCCGAGTTCGGCCCCGGGCTCGGCGTGCCGCTGTTCCCCGACGGCTGACCCCGCCCATGGCAGACGACGACGCCTTCAAGCTCGACCGGCCCAGCGCCCGCCGGGTCGACCGCACCATCCGCAAGGTACTCGGCCCGCAGGGGGCGAGGAGCGGCGGCGGAATGCCGCGCGGCGAGGATTCGGCCGAGACCGCCTGGGCGAGGCTCAAGGACGCCGACGCCAGCGACCCGGTCAACTACTCCTGGGCCGAGGTCTACCAGGACGACGCCGGCGACTGGCACGAGATCGATGGCGGGCGCTCGGGTACGGCCTCGGTCCAGCCGGCCAGCGCCGTCGAGCCGACCAGCAACTACTACGCCGACGACCCCGACGGCGACGTGGTGCTGCTCCGCCGCCGGAACGTGCGGGCGGCGGCCGACGGCACCTGGTCGCCGGGGTGGGTCATCGTCAGCCCGACCGTCGGCCTCTTCGCCGTGAAGGTGGAGAAGGACGGGGGGAGCAACGGCGACGCGGCGACGGCCGCCAGCTACACCTACACCGTCCGCACCCTCTACGGCCGCCAACTCGGGACCGCCGTGGGGCAGTCCCGGCCCCGGCCTAAGGGAACGGCCACGTACCAGGCCGGCTCCGACGGCTACGGCCTGGCGTTCTGGGAGGGGGACACTCTGATCCTCTGGGACGCGGGAGAGATCGTGGGGACGGAGACCTGCAGCTAATGGCCGCTGGCGACGTGCTATTGGATGCAGACGGCAACGTCCTGCTTGGCGCCAGCGACAGCGTCCTTCTGGACGACGGGACCGACGACCCATGCGGGTGCTGCGGGTGCCCCGCCGGTCTGCTCGACGCCTACACCATCACCGGCCACCTGCGGCACTCCGTCTCCGGCGTCACGGACTGCGACGTCGATTTCACCGCCACGCTTGTGCGGCGCTACGAGCTGGGTAGCCCTCTATGCATATGGGATGTCATTCCGCCAATATCTGAGTGCGGCTCGACCTGGCCCACGTCCATCCTGCGCACGGACACGACAGACCCGCGGGGCATGGGGTTCGAGATGGTTCACGAACCGTTCGTGTCCGCAGGCAGCGGGGTCGTCCTGCTCGGGGACAGCGTCGCGGGCAGCTACCCCGACGCGATGTTCACCTACGGGTCGGACGCCCAGGAATGGACCAGCGTAGTCGTCGCATAACGGACTGCACGCACTGGAGCGACTGCGGAGCCCGAGGGGGGGGCTGCTGCGGCTTGGCCGGCGGCGCCACGGTGAGCGAAGGCGTATGCCGCCACTGCGACCGGCAATACGTCCCCCTTACGATCGGCCGGGCCGCCCGCGGAGCGGGAGACACGTTGGCCCGGGTGATTCAGATTGTGACGTTGGGGACCGTGAAGCCGTGCGGGGGGTGCAAGGGACGGCAGGCGCGGCTTAACGCCCTGCTGCCCTACCGCCAGGAACCCGCACCGGGCGCCGCCCGGCCGTGAGCGCGACGTAGGTTCCATCCTTCTTCGCGTACACTAAACGTGGACGGACCTGCCGCCGCCCGTCCCCGCCGTAACCGCGTCGGTGGCGTCGGTCGAGGACCGGGGCGAGTCGTCAGCATCGCCGGCAGTGACGACCGTCGGGCTGCCCACTAGGACGTCATCCTTGAACGTGGCCGTTACAGACGCCCTAAGGCCCCCGGAAGAGGCGAAGATCCGCCATTGCCGGACCTCCAGCCTTCCCTTCGTGACCGTCACGCCCTGCCGGACCGTGCAGCCCGGATAGTCGCCCCTGAGCCTTTTGGCGAACTTCTCCCCCGTCATGTCGGACATGATGCCGAGCGGATCTGTGTCGTCGTTCGGAACCCGAGGCGCGTCCGCCCGGGCGGCGGGGGCCGGTGCCGGGGCAGGACTTAGCGCCGCGACCCTCGCTTCGAGTTCGGCAATCCGGGCCCTGAGCCGGCCGTTCTCGGCGCGCAGCTCTTCATAGGTCAGGGCGGCCGGCCCTGTCGCCGCCGGCGCGGAGGGCTTGCTCCCTTTGGCACTCGGCCCCGTCGCCGGCGCCGGCGCGTCCTTCGCCGCCACGAGCCCGGCCAGCCCGATCGCGACCGGCACTACGAGCAGAAGGCGTTTCAACATCACTAACTCCTGGCCCATCCGGGCCGGCTGCTGCAACCCCCGACATCCCCGGCCGCCGCCCCGCGGGCGGCTAGTCGATCACCTCCATACGTAAGCCCCCCTCCCCCACCGCCGGCCGGACCCATGCCGGCCGCTGCATGTGTGGGGCGGTTCAAAATTCCGCTCCCGACCCGGCTTACGACTTCACGCCTGCCGTTAATTCTGGCGGTTCCGGGGTCCATGGACCCGTCCCACGGCCCGAACGCCCCCGTGCGTGCGAGCCAGGGCCGCCGCCGGGCCGGATAGCCGCCCGCCGGGCCGCCGCGACGCCCCTTATCGGACCCCCTCTCTAGGAGATCCCCTGATGCCGCTTACCGGACCCAACCGCAGCTTCGGGCCCATCCCCGGCGTCGGCCCGACCGCCGCCGCCGGGCCGCTCGAAGGCGAAACCGCATATTCGAGCAGCGGGGCGGACCAGCAGGAGCTGGTCGACCGCTACCCCGGGCTGGCGGCCAAGTCGGACCGGGACCTGATCGAGCTGGTCGCCGCGCCGCCGGCCGGCGTGGCCCTCATGGGCGACGTCGACGAGGTGCAGGCCGTCGCGGCGATCCTGCTGGAGCGGCGGCTGTCGGCGGCCCTCGCCGCCTGACCGCCGCCGGCCCGGTCGGCACTCCCAGCTCGTCGCCCTGCGCCCCGGCCCCGCGGCCGGGGCTTTCGTTGGGCGCCCCGACGCACCCGGGGCCCGGTCACTCCCGCGCCTCGTCCCCGGCCGCCCACTCCCACGCCGCCAGCAGCAGCCCCCACAGGCACCACGCGGCGACCAGCAGCCAGTACGCGACGGCCCGCAGTCGGTCGGCCATGTCAGCAGCCTCCCTTCACCAGGCCCAGGGCGACGGCCGCCAGCAGCGCGCCGAGGGCCATCCACAGGTAGCGTTCCTTGCCCAAGGCGGTCCTCCCGCGGCGGGGGGCCCGGCGTGTCGGATGGGGTGGGGTTACAGCGGGGGGATTGGACTGACTTGAACCCGGCCGCCCCGGCCGGGTAGAGTCGAACCCGCTTGGCCACGTCCGCTTGGCCGAGCCGCCGCCCCGGGCGTACCAGCGCCGCGGGGCCATTTGTTGCGCAGACGGTATCGCGGGGGACCGCGGGCCGCAAGTGTGGACCGGGGCCGCCGACAGGGGGCGGGGGGCCGTCTACCGGCCGGCGGGCGGGGGGTCGTTTGCCGGCCCGGGCCGCCTGCAGCGCTGGCGGTCCGCCGGGACCTCCTTCGCCGGCGTGATCGACAGGCCAACCATGGGCGGCGGCTGCGACCAGACGTGCAGGGCGATGTTGTCCCCCGCGGCGATCGCCCGCCGCTCGTCCGGCGTCGGCTCCCACACGCTGATGGTCCGGCCGTCGGCCGTCCGCTGGCAGGGCATGGGGTCGCACTCGCGCACGCCGGCGGGGGCGCCGTAGTTGTAGTTGCTGTCCGTCACTTCGATGGGTCGCATGGGGTCACTCCTCACTTAGCTCAGGATGACGGCTCAAGTCGTGCCGGTGCTCGCCGGCCAGGCTGTCGATCGGCACCCGGCCGTCGACGCCGGGGTAGCCGCGGCAGGCCCACCGCGGCGGGGTGCGCTTGCGGACGCAGGCGTCGCAGGCCACGTACACGGCCCCGTCGTTCGGCAGCCCGCACCTCGGGCACCCCCAGCCCCGGCCGGGGGTCGGGCACTTGCGGTCCAGCATCACGACGCTGCGGACGCTCGGCCCGCTCCGCAGGCAGCAGCAGCACGTGCCCAGGCTGGGGCGGTCGCCGGCGGGCGGGTGCAGGTAGTCGTCGCGCATCCAATACTCCGCAGGGGCGGCGGCCAGCAGGTGCTCGGGACGGACGCCGTGGGCCGCCAGCCGCCGCAGGGCCCGGCGGGCGATCATCTGGACGTACTTCGGGCACAGGTCCTCGCCGCTGCGGCGGTGGTACTCGTCCCGGACGTAGGCCCACGGCCGCAGCCGCGGGTCCCGGGCACTCACGAGGGGACGCGCCCCGGCGGGGCGGTGGGGGCGGGCGGTCATGCGGCGTCGCTCCGGCCCGGGTCCCGGGCGAACTGCCACCGCAGGCGGCGCAGGACCGCCCCGGCCCGGGCGGCGGCCAGGACCAGGGCCGGGGCGACCTTGAGCATCCGCGCGGCCGCGGCGGCCGAGCGGTAGCGGTGGACCCGGCCGCCCTTGCCGACGCCCACCAGCGGCGGGCCCTCGTCCCGCCAAGAGGAGGGCTGGCCCTCCTCTGCGGCTGGCCGCGGCCGCGGGCGGGCGGCCGCGGCGGCGGGGTTCTTCGGGGGCACATGCCACCCGACAGCGTCCGGCCGGCCCGACGCCAGGCGTGCCCGTATCGCCGGGGCCAGCGCGCCGCCGAGCGCGGCGTACTGCTCGATCTCCGGCAGGGTCATGCCGGCGAGGATGCGGTCCCGCTCCGTCACGTCGCCTGATTGTCCAGCTCGGTCACGCGGAACATCTGGGGCATCGCCGGCCTCAGGCCCGGGACCCAGGGCAAACCGGGTAAGAAGGCCGGCTCCACCCACACGGCCAGGTGGCCGGCCGGGCCCGGGAACACCTCCGAGACGACGGTGCCCGTGGCCCCATGCCAGCAACTGTTGGGGTTGGTCACGAGCACGCGCTCGCCGACCATCGTGTCCGTCCGCATAGGTGCCTCCGTCCGATAAGCGCCGGCGGGGGCGGCCGGCCCGCGCCGCGCAAGTCGAGCGTCATCCTGAGCCCCCCCCCGCCACGTCCGGTAAGGCCGATTATGTAAAGCTCGACGGTTCCGGGCCGGCAGGGGGTCTCGACGGTGGCTCCTGGTCGTCGGGCAGCGCCGCCAGCTCGCACCCCTCCAACCACTCCGGCAGCCGGCCGTCTCGGCCCAGCCAATATTCGAGGGCCGCGACCGAGTCCGCGTACGCCCGCGCGGTGATCTCGGTCCATGGGCCCGGGCGGCCTCCGCGCGTGCCCTTCGTGCCCTTCGTGCCCTTCGTGCCCTTGAACCAGTAGCGCATCACCCGCACCACCCTCACCCGGGCGCCCGCACGCGGAACACCGGGACGTCGACGGCCTCCCTGACGTGCGGCGGCCACGCCACGGTCCGGACCACGCCGGGCCCGTGCGGCGGCGGCTCCTGGCCGTCGGGGAAGATCCCGCACACGTGGACGTGGCACGATCCGTCCGCGTGCTGCACGAAGTCCATCACCACCTTGAGGGGCTCGGCGCCCCACGTCGGTACGAGCTGGGTCATTCCCGGTCCTCCGGTCGATCGCCCCGTTCGTCGTCCGCGCTGGTCCATGGCGCGGCCCGGCCCTTCACCGCGACCGGCCAGTACGCCTCGGGGGGCGATCCGGCCGGGGCCTCGACGCGCCGCTGGACGGTCACCCCGCCCTGCGCCCGGGCCGCCGCCAGCACCGCCTCCAGGTCGGCGGCCATCACCGTATAGAACACCGTCCGCCCCCGGCGCTCGACGGCATTGGCCACGTACGCGACCGGGAAGTGGACGGACATCAGGTCGTCGTCGGCCCCGCTCACCAGCAGCCGCTCGACGCCGTCGGCGAGCCGCCGCTCGGCGGGCCCCGCGGGGGCCGCCGCCGGCAGCAGGTGGGCCGGGTCGTGGTACACCGGGGCCGACCGGCCCGGCCAGCGGACCGCGACGCCGGCGCTGTGCAGCGGCTTGCCCTGCCGGGGCGGGAACCGCCGCGGGGCGTGAGCGACGGTCCCGACCAGGCCGGCATACCGCGGCCAGGCGGTGATCGCGCCCGGAGCGAGCCGGACCTTGTCCCCCTTCGTGAGCGGTTTCGTGGGCGTGGTCGTGTCATTCATCATTCAGCCTCGGTTGGGCGCCCCGGCGGGCCATGCGGGTCATGCGGTCCATGGCCACTCCCCCCGCCTGCCCAGTTCGGCCTCGAACACCTGGCTGGCCAGCATCCAGTTCCGGGCCGTCAGCTCGACGTACAGCGGCCGGCCGTCGGGCAGCCGGGCGTAGATGGACACGACCGACCGGCCGCCGTCCGTGCCGTTGGGCAGCAGGCACAGGTCGATCTCGGCCGTGTCGGCCGTCACCGTCTCGCGCCGCTGCTGCTCGCCGGCCGTCACCGTCTTCAGCGGGAGATGTTCCGGGTCGAGGTTGATGTGGACCTTCTGGGGCATGGGGCCTCACTTCCGGTTGTGCAGGGAATTCAGGAGCGTGGCGGCGTCCTGCAACCGCTGCCACGCGGCCGGGTCCTTGCCGGGGTCGGGGTGGAGCTTGGCCGCGGCCGCCCGGTAGGCCCCCCGCCAGGAATCCCGCCTGGCCACGATCCCGGCGGCGGGGAAGCCGGGGGCGTGGCCGGCGACGAACCGGGCCGCCTCGTCGATCGTCATGGGCGGCGCTGCGCCCGGGCCGGCCGTGATCGGCCCGGGGAGCATCTTCCACCCGGCGTACTGCTCGCCGCGGCGGGTGACCCCGTACAGGTCCGCCAGCCGCAGCCGCTCCAGGGTCAGGGCAGTCGTCGCATACCCACTTCAGGGCCCCGTGCCTGGTGTCGGCCGCGACGATCACGCCGGGGTGGGCGGGCCGCCGGTCGGGCCGGGGCCAGCCGGTCGTGACCGAGATCTCCGCCTCGCCGAAGGCCGTCTGGACGATCACGGTCGACGCCGCCAGGTGCCGCAGCTCGTCCCGGAGCTTGCGCAGCGTCTTCTCCCACGGCGTCTTGAACGGCCGGACCTTGCGGGCCGCGGTGAACTCCCGCGGCCAGTGCTCCAGCGGCCGGCAGTGGATTTCCATCATGCCTCCCTCCCCCGCCGGCGGGCGGCCGTCCGGCCCCGGGCCCTGGCCTGCTCCCGGCGGACGACCTCGGCCAGCAGGGCCGCGTAAACGTCGTCGGTCTCGCCGCAGCCCACGCTGCGGAGCATCTCGTACAGCAGCCGGCACTCGGCCAGGCTCAGGTGCGCCCACCGGTACCGCTCGGCCCAGAGGTGCCGGCGGCCGGCGGCGTCGCCGGCCGTGCCGGCCAGGGCGAACAGGGACGGGGTGGGGTCCGTGCGGTCGGTCAAGCGACACCGTCCTTCCAGCCGGCGCCGTAGGAGAACCGCCAGCTCCACCAGGCCCGGCACTGGTGGCGGACCCACCGCGGGCCGCCGACGACTTTGTGGTACTGCGGCCGGAGCTGGTACTGGAGGACCATCTCGGCCACCGGCAGCCCGGGGCCGGTGGTGATGACGGCCGGCACCGTCGACGTCTGGCAGACGTCGATCGCCCTGGCCCGGCCCTCGTCGCGGCCCTCGCTCATCGGTCGGCCCCCATGCCGGCGTCCGGGACGAGGGGCGGGGCCTCGACGCCGGCCAGCTCGCATAGCCGCGCCCAGCAGCCGGGGCCGTTGTTCATGGGCTTGCGGGCCTGGCGGGGCATCCGCCGGGCCACGTCGTCCGCGGCGGCCGTCTCGGGGACGGCCTCCAGGGCCCGGGTGACGGCGCCCATGACCAGCAGCAGCAGGACCGGGTCGGCGCCGCAGCAGTACACGGCCTCGTACCCGCTGGACCGGCCGGACGGCTCGCCGGCGTCGGAAAGGCCGACGCAGACCCGGACGCCGTATATCATCGCGTTGGCGTGGATCCACCAGCGGCCGGCGGGCTCGCTCTCCCACTGCCGGGCGGTGTTGGGGAACCGGGCGCGGTCGATCGACTCGGACGGCCTGAAGTTCATGGCTGCCCCCCGGTATGGCGCCGGTGAAACGAGCGGAAGGCCGCGGCCGCCTCGGCGGTGCCGTTCAGCCATGTCCGCAGCCGGGCCTCCAGGGCCTGCCGGCGGACGATCTCGGCGTTGATCTCGCCGGCGCTCAGCTCGATCGGCTGGCTGCGCAGGAAGCTGCCGAGGTCGGCCGCCAGGGCCTTGGTCTGCTCCGGCGTCATCCGCCGGTCCGGCGCGGCGGCCGGCCACTGGAGCCGGGCCCAGGCGGCGGCGTTCCCGGCCCCGGCCGCGTACGCCCGCCGGGCCAGGCGGTCCAGGACGAGGTGGCGGCGGCGGTCCTCGGGCACGCCGCCCGCCGGCTTCTCCGGGCCGGCGGGGACCACCCGGCCGGCCAGGGCGAACCGGCACGCCGGGTGCCGGCTCCAGACCGCCCATGCCCGGTCCCGGACCGGGGCCGTCACGCGGCCGTCGTCCCAGACCTGGACGTCCGGGTCGGCCCGCCACGGCCCGATGGCCAGCCACCGGCCGCCGCCGCGGTCGGGGTATAGCGGGACGTACCCCAGTGCCTCCTCCAGCATCGGGGGGACCGGCACGGCCAGCAGCTCGAACCCCGCGGGGAGCAGGGCCGGGCCGTCGCCGCCCAGCGTGTCGGGGTCGATCGGGACCGTCGCCGTCGCGTCGTCGGCCGTCATGTGCGATCCTCCGAGTACTCCCGGGCCGGGCCGCCCATGGCGGCCCGGCCGTACGGGTTGAACAGGGGCAGCGGCGGCGGAGCTTGGGGCTCGGCCGCCAGGGCGGCCAGGCCGGCCGCGGGGACGACGGGCTGCCGCACCCTGCCGGTCCGGCAGGCGTAGTACAGCCGCACCGTCGTCCGCCGCAGCTCGACCACCTGGGCCCACCCGCCGGCGGCCGGCGGCCACGGGACCAGTTGCCCTCGCCTGAACGCCACCATCCTCTGCTCCTGCTGCACCCCCCGCCGTCAGTGGGCCGGCGCCGCGGCCGGGGACACTCCCGCCGGCGGCGGCGGGGCCTGGTAGCCGGCCTGCAGCGGCCCGGGCGGGGCGCCGTTGGCCTTCGCCCCGGCGGCCTTGGCGCCGGCGGCCTTGTCGGCCTGGAGCCGGCGCATGGCCTCCCGGGCCCGCAGGTCGGACCCGGCCGCCTTGGGGGTCGCGCCCCCGCGGAAGCATTCCTGCAGGTCGGGGTCTTCCGGCCGGGCCACGTCGTCGGCGTTGCCCCATCCGGCGCCGTTGACGGCCATCCGGACGCCGTTCAGCCACTGGAGGTAGGTCTGCTTCTGGCCGGGGACCTTGTGGGGCATCCCGGCGTTCGCCGGGGGTGCCGGCGGCGCCGGTGCAGCGGCGGGCCGCCCGGCCACGGCGCGGGCGAGCCGCTGCAGGTCCACGAGCCGCCTGGCCAGGGCGCCCGCCATCACGGCCGCCGCGGTCTCGTCCGCCCCGGTCATCGGCGGCCCCTTCATCGCCTGCACCCGGTCCAACACCCGCTCGGCCTCGGCCGCGACGGCCTCGTCCATCGATGAGTAGGTTGGCCCCTCGACCCGGGGCGGCTCGGTCGGCCAACGGAGCGACAGCCGGTTCCAGGTCAGCTCGTGGCCGGCATGCCACCGGCCGTCGCCATCGCGGGCCGCCAGCAGCCGCAGCGTGCCGGCCTCGTTCACCGTGCCGTTGATGGCCTGGACCCCGGCCACGTACACGCCCCGGTCGTCGACCCGCTTGTCCCTGAGCAGGTGGCGCATGCGGACCGGGAGGGTCAGGGCATAGAACGCCCGCTCGCGCGGGAAGATCTTGAGCAGGGCGTCCTGGCCGCCGTATTCGCGGAGGTAGGCGTCGTCGCCGGCCTGGCTCCGGACGCCGGCGGCGACGAGCACGTCCCGGAAGGCACGGAGCGCCTCGAGGAACGCCTCGGCGTCGGCCACGGCGCCCTTGCCGAGCCGCTTCTCCAGGTGCGGGCGGGTGTTCTCGAGCCCCTCCTCGCTCTGGACGATCAGCGCCTCCAGCGCGGCCCGCGCCGCCTCCCCGTGGGAGCCCCGCGGCTCAAGCAGCCCGCCGGCGGGCTCCTGCCGGTGCTCCCCCAGTCCCTTCCGGGCCAGCGCCACGTCATACCCCCCCCACCAGCCGGCCGCGTCCTTGAGGACCAGCAGCGCCGCCGTCCCGAGCTTGGCCGGGACGGTCGTGATCGGGATCTGCTCGACCGGGCCGGCGGCCACGTCAGCCCGGGTGACGCAGGCGTCGTCGCCGGGCGGGGCTGGCTCGCCAGCCGCGGGCGCGGCCGCCGGGTCGGCGGCCGCCACCCGGGCGGCGGGGTTGTGGTCGATGAAGTCGCGGACGGCCGCGGCGGCGGCCTTGGCGGCGGCCAGGTGCGCCTTCCTCCCGCCCTTCCGGTCCGCCTGCGATTGGATCCAGGCCAGCGCCGCCTCGGCCGACGCGCGGACCGCGGCCGCCTCCGACCGATGCGGGGCGGAGTGGACCGAAAGGCAGCCATGGTGGCCTGCGTCGCCGACGTCGGCGTAGCAGTCCGCGCGGTACTGCCCGTCCGCCCCCCGGACGACGTCGATCTTGACGGCCGCCCGGTGGCTCTTGCCGATGCCGGGGACGTGGACCGACCGCCGCTTCGTGTAGACGCCGTTGTCGTTCACGTTGTCGTCGTCCATCAGCGGCCAGAGGTCGCGTGGCAGTTCGGCGACGGTCTGCTCCCGCCGGCTCGGCGGCCGCGCCGGGGCCGGGGCCTTGGCCAGCGCGTCGGCCCAGGCGGACGGGTCGCCGCCGACCCGGGACGTCGGCACCGCGCAGTGGATCCGCTCGGCGTCGGGGCCGAGGACCCACCAGCCGCCGTCGGGGTCCTGCACCTTGACCCCGTCCAGGGGCACGTCCTCGGGGGCCCGCTTGGCGTGCTGCCGGCGGGCCTCGGCCCAGGTCCGCGTCGGCTGGCCCCAGTCCTCGTCCCGGTAGACGGGCTGGAGGGCGTAGGCCGACCGGCCCGGCCCGCTGGTGGCGCCGACCACGGCCCACGTCTCGCCGTCGGCCAGCAGCACCGGCACGCCGATCCTGCCGCCGGGGCTGGAGTCGGGGCCGCCCGCCCCGCCCCGCAGGTCCGGCGGCATGCGCGTCTCCAGGACGATGTCGCCGGCGGCGCGGGTCAGCCCGATCTGGGCCGGCGTGTATGTCTCGCCGGGCTCGATCGACTCGACCGGGCCGTCGTCGTCGGCGTCGTCGGCCGACGCCGTGACCGGGGCCTGGGCCGGGGCCGCCCGCGGGGCCGGCTTGCCCCCCTGCTGCCTGGGCTTGGCCGGGGCCGGCTTCTTCGGCGCGGCCGGCTTCGGCGGGGTCGGCCCGCCGACGCGCGCGACAAGGACCGGGGAATCCGGGGCCGGCTTGCCCTTCACGGACGAACCGGGCTTGTGCGCCGGGGCAGGCTTCGGGGCCGGCGCGTCGTTGGCTTCGCGGATCATCTTCCCGGCCGCGTCGTTCCACCCCGACGCGTCCCCGGCCGGCTTGGCCTTGACGTCGCCGCCGGCGCCCCAGCCCGTCTTCGGGCCGGGCTTGGGCGCCGGCGCCGCCGCGGCGGGCTTCGCTGGCGGCTTGGGCTTGGCCGGCTTCGGCTTCTCCGGCGGAACTCCCATCACCCGCATGACCTCGGCGGCCAGGACCTTGCCTGCCAGCGTCGGCTTGCCGGAGTGGGGTTCGGCGTCGATCCACGCCGCGGGCTCGTCGCCCCCACGGTAGCGGTCCCGGGCGCCGAACTTCTCGTACCGCGGCCAGCCAGTCTTGAGCAGGAGGAGGACCTTGTCGGGCGTGGACCCGTCCCGGGTGAGCTTGGCCCACGGGACCTGCTTGCACTGCTGGGCCATCCTCCGCAGCTTGTCGTCGTATGGCTGCGCGCCGAGCGTCTGCCCGATCGGGGCGCCGATCGCCCCGTCCAGCCGCTGCGCCTTGGCGGCGACGAACCGCTCCCGGGCCTCGGCCGCGGCCAGCGCCTCGCGGGCCTTGCGGACGTCGCCCCCTGCGTGTTCCAACTCCTGCTGGAGTTCCCAGAGCCCGTCCCGCAGGTGGCGGACGGCCCGCGTCGCGGCTTGGGGGTCGCCGGCGGGGTGGGGCTTGGTCTTCGTGGCTGTCGGCATGGGGTCACTCCATTTCAGGGATCGGATGGGTCGGGGATCGGGGCGCCAGCCGCCGCGGTGACGGCCCCCGGGCCGGCGGAACGTCCGCCGGTCCCGGGGTCCCGGCGTGCAGACTGGTTGGGCCCGGGCCCGTGAAGTCGTCGGGGTAGTACGGTCGCCGCATCCCCCGCCGCCACTCGCCCCCGCCGGCCGGGGCCCGCCGGCTCGGCGGCGGCGTCCACTTGGTCCGCCACAGGCGGAAGAACCCGGCCTCGGTCGGGCAGTCGATCAGGGTCAGCCGCTCGTCCGGCCGCCCCGCGACGAGGACCAGGTCCGACGTGCAGACCTGGCCGCCGACGATCGCCAGCCGGCCGGTGGCCATCAGCCGCTGGGTCAGCAGGTCCCAGTACCCGGCCGGGCCGGTGAGCCAGGCCAGCAGCGGGCCCCAGTTGGCGCGGGTGGCCGGCCATACCTGGTGAATCCGGCCGCCGAACAGCAGCCCGCACATGCCGTCCCGGGCCGCCGCGAACGGGCCGGCCGGGGCGATCGCGGCC